ATTGAACAGATCGGTTCCTTTGGAGATTTATTTGGAAAGGGTCCTACTCAATTAGATAGAGATGAATGGGATCAAGGTGGAAGAGAAGATGCCGGTAGAAAATTATTAAATAGACTTAAATGGAGTTCTGAATCCTTATTGCTAACTCCTTTTATATATGGAGCGACTAGCGCAATTAAGGGATTAGGCAAACATGGAAAAGATGCAGCCTATAGTGATTCTAAAATGATGAGATGGATAGACAAATGGATTGGCTCACAATTTAGACCAAGAGCAGGCATGCATGAAGAAGTAGCACAGTCAACATGGCTAAAAGAAAATCTTAAATCGAGAGATAAATTAAAAGCAGAACAGCTTGTAAAAAATATGACTAGAGAAATTAGTAAAATATTTCCGGATACACAACTCTATTTTGATAAATCCCTGCAAGGCGAAAAAACTCAGTTCTTAAAAGAGATGAATGATTTACTCTTTGAAGGAAATATAAAAGAAGGCACATTGAATGGAGCAAAATTAACCAAACTTTTTGATAGTTTAAAAGGTAAAAATATAAGTGAAACTTCTAGACTTAATATATCCAAAGGTTTGGACTCAGCACGAAAAGAATTTGCCGATATGTTAGCATTATTAGAAAAAAATAATACAGGAGTTACTCTTAAAAAAGGAGAAAAGGCACTTAAAGAAATTCTTAGAGAACGCACTGAAAAATATATAGGGAATACATATAAAATTTTTGAAGACAGAGGAATTACAGGCTATAGACAATATGTTCCTGCAGACGAAGCTATGGCTAATGCTATTAATCTTTTTAGAAGAGCTATATCAAGAAAAAATAATGTACCTTTTGATCGTAAAGGAACAGAATTTTATCAAGAAGCTCGTAACATAGTAAATGACCTAGTTAAATCAGTTGCCGCTTCTAGAAAAAAACCAGGTCCTCTTCCTGATCTTAGTTATATTCTTAAAACAGCTGAGGGTCAAACGGCTAAAGAGTTTGAAAAATATTCTTTTAAAGCTGCTAAGGGAAAAGGAAGCAAAGTATTGAGAGAATTATTTGGCGAGATACAAGACCCAAGATATTCTATTTTTAATGTAACGACTACATTATCTGCCATGGGAAGAATGACCAATTATCTAGATGATCTTTTTCAAACTAATAAAAAAATCATAGATGAGGGTGGAAGAGGATCCTTCTGGGGTTCTAGACAAGGAGCAATGAGAGCTACTAACAATGTTTTAAAAGCAGATGACCTAGTTAAGATGGATAGAACATTTGGAAAGTTTACTAATTTTGCAGATGAAGTAGGGGAAAGTATAATAAATCCTTTTCCAAAAAATACTTATACCACACGAGCTATGCGAGATGCATTAGAGAATGCAAATGGAATAACCAAGGGCTTAGCTGGAATAGTAAGAGGAAGAAAAACGGCGAACGCTTCAGAACAAATGTTTATGTGGTTATATAGAAATTTTCTATTAATTCCTAAGGCTACGGCTCAACTTGCCAAAACAGTTCTTTCAGTTCCTACTCACATCAGAAACTTTTTAAGCGCTGGCGCATTTGCTGGAGCAAATGGAATTCTTTTTGAAGGAATAAAAAATCCAAAACTAATGAGAGATGCTTTTAGTTATGCATTAGATACTTCAGGGGTGGCAGGATTAAAAGGAAGAAAAGATGCTTTTGAAGAACTATACCAAGAAGGAATTGAATACGGAGTATTTAATACTCAGGTTCAGATGGGAGATTTAAAAAACTTAATAAGAGATGTTAAGTGGGGTGCAGATATTGGAAACACAGATGCTATTCTTCGACCAATGTTATCCAGACTTAAACGACTTGGAGCATGGGCTCAAGGTAAATATGTAGCGGAAGATGATTTCTGGAAAGGAACTACGTGGTTCGTTGAAAGATATAGATATGCAAAAGCATATAAAAAAGCTTTTGATGCTGGAGAAATTAGTAAGATGCCTACTGATAATGAAATTAAAGCAATGACGGCTCAGCTCGTTAGAAATAATGTTCCTAACTATGCTTACGTTGGAGACTTTGTAAAAAATTCTAGAGTACTACCTTTTGGTAACTTCATGTCTTTCCCTTCGGAAATGATTCGAACTACGGGGAACATAGCTGAAACTATTGTTACCGAAATGAAGCATTCTAGACCCGTACGAGGAAGTGATGTAGCTCCACTTGTTTATGAAATAGGAAAAGGATGGGTTAAAAATAATAATCCGCTTTATAGAATTGGACTCATGAGAGCAGCTGGTATGGCTACTACTTTAACTGTAGTTCCTACCGCAGTAGTGGAAGGAGCTAAAGCTTTATATGATGTAAGTGAAGATGAAATTAATGCCTTAAGAAGATTTGTTCCCGAATGGTCTAAAAATTCTACACTCGTTCCAATACGAGATGACAAGACGGGAGAATTAAAATATATGGATTTCAGTCATACCAATGCGTACGATGTAATTGCACGACCATTTAGAACTCTATTTAATAATATTAACGAAGGAACTCAAGATGGAGAAACTCTTCTATCAGGATTTGTAAAAGGACTTGATGATGCCGGAGCAGAATTAATGAATCCATTTATTTCTGAGTCTATCTGGACTGAAGCAATTGCAGATATTACATATAGAAGAGGAAGAACTAAAGACGGTAGACTACTTTATACCGATCAAACTTCAGCCGGCGATAAGGCTAAGATTAAAATAATGCATGCTATTGAAGCATTAGCTCCTTCTTATAAACAGTTTCAAAGATTAGGACAGGCTACTTTTGATAAGCCAACTAAAAGAGGAAAATATTTAGACACGACTACGTTTGGAATTAATGACCAAGTATTAGGTCTAATGGGATTAAGACCGATATCTGTGGATCCTCTAGATGCAATGGGTTTTAAAATCTCAGGCTTCCAACAAGGAATTAGAAATGCCAGAAGAGAATTTACTGGAGGCTTCTTTGGATTATTAAGAGGAGGTTCTATCTCCGCTAATGATATTATTGAAAGATACATTGCTTCTAACAAAGCCAGATTCCATGTTCAAAAAGAAATGTTTAAAGACTTAGAAGCAGCAGGTATTTTAGGGACTAACAACATAAAGCTATTAAGAGAATTTAGAGACAGACAACTCAGTCCTGTTACATTTAATAATTTAAAAAAAGGTAAGTTTATGCCTTACTATCCTTCCAGAGATATCATCGCTCGATTCCGAGAAATTGCTAAGAACTTAGGTGAACCTAATGTTTATAAAGAGGCAGCTATGAGTCTAAGAGCTTTAGAACGTGACTATAAAAACAACTTTAATTTAGCTGAAGGTTATTCTACAGGAGGAGCCGTAGATGGTATTAAAACTGAAAATGCAATCTCTGAAGCACTTCCAGTCATTGAAGCTATTAAGGCTGAACTAAATTCCTTAAATTTAAAGGATGAATTTGACGTGGATATTAATGAATATGTAGTACAAGAAGACCAAGTACAAGAAGAAATTGTTACGCCACCATTACCACCAGAAGTAACTTCGGCTATGCCCAGCGTCAATGTAATTACTCAAGGTCAGACTGCAAATGCAATGGTACCAGGATCTCCTGGAGCTTCGGGATTGACACCAACGGAAGAAGCATTATTATCTCCTGAAGAAAAACTTATTAAACAACGATACCGAGGAATGATATCATAACCATGAGCCCAAAGACAACAAGAGAACACATTATCAGTTTACACGGCCACGTGACGGGATTGAAGAAGGATATTGCCAACATCAAGACCAATCATTTAAAGCATATGAATAGTGATATTAAAACTTTGGGTGGAAAGATAGACAAGATCTATTGGGTATTATTAGCTACGGTGGGGGCTGTGGCCTTACAGGTGTTTGATAAACTTATGTTATAAATTATGGACATAAAAACATATTCAAATGTTTTAAATAAAGAAGAACAATCCTCTATTCTCAAATTAGTAAACGCAAGATTAACTACCATTCCTAATTGTCCGGGTCTACAAACTTACCCCGAGCTTCATTACTGCGAGGAATTACAACCACTTATTAAAAAGTTAAAAAAATATATTCCAGGAGATTTTACCATCGACAAATGTTGGGCCAATCATACAGACGGAGGGTTTATTAATTGGCATGCCCATGAATTAGATTTATCAGTAGTTTATTATTTAAAAAATAAAGAATCCTTAGGCACTCTTTTTCGTATTGAGGATAAAATAATAACTAAAGAGGGACCTGAAAATTCTCTTATTCTTTTTAAAAAAGAATTACATAGTCTGCCTCCTAGAAAAAATGGAGCAGCGAAGATAGATAGATATTCTATAGCCTTTGAGATTTCTACCAATAACGTGGAAGAAGTGTTCGTTTAATAACGGATGTTGTAAATTTTAGTTTACAAATCCTTTACACAGTTTACAAAAAATAAAGATTTTTTTCTTGCGTATTGACTATATGTAAAGTTATAGTTAATTATGGAACCTATAAAACCTAAACCTAATTTTGAACCCTCAAATTGTGTAGTACATGATGACACTCATGGCTGGGGCGGTAATTAAATCCATGCTTTCAATTCTTCTCCCATAATTTCAGAAGCAATATTAACTTTTTTTCTTAAAGCTTTTACAATCCTCTCATCAACAGTATCTTCAGAAATCAAATCAATATAAGTCATAGGTTTTTCTTGACCTATTCTATCTATCCTTGCTTCTGATTGTTGACGTTTTTCTAAATCATATCCATTAGAAAAGTAAATCATTGTACTTGCAGCTGTTAAAGTTATTCCATACCCACCAGTCTGTGTAGTTCCCACAAAGAATCTACACTTAGGATTTTCTTGAAATCTTTTAATATGTTCCTGTCTTTCATCATCAGGAGTCAATCCATAATAATCAACAGTAGATTCTTCTCCATATTCTTTTATTAATTCTTTTATTATTCGTTGTACATCTTTTTGATAGTGAGACCAAATAACAACTTTTCCTTCTATCTCATCTATTAAACTCATAAGTTCATCTACTCTATTGCAGGGTAGATCTTGAATCGTTCCATCATCAGCTTTAAAATGTCCACAGGTAATTTGATGAAGTCTCATCAATTGAACTATAACTGTATTAGTAGAAACTACTTTTCCATTTAAAAATGCAATCGCACTTTCTTTCATTTGTCTATAAACTTTGTGCTGATCCGGTGTCATGGCAACTAGTCGCTTCATGAATGTTTTCTTAGGTAAATCTAAGCAATCATCTTTTAAACATCTATATGAAAAAGGTTTTAGTTTATCCGATAATTCTCCTAGATTTCTATAACCTACCACAATATTAATTGAACGCGATCCTATGTTAATACTTTTCATAACTGCATAGCGAGATCTAAAAGTGTAATAAGAACTATGACCCAGAAGCCAAGTATCAAGAAACTCACATTGAGAGTATAAATCTATAGGTGATTTAGTAACCGGAGATCCCGTTAAAATTCTTCTGTACTTAGAATGCTTAGATAATTTCAAAATGTTTTTTGTACGTTTAACATTATGTGTTTTAATAGTAGTAGATTCATCCACTGCTATCATAGCTTTATGAGAAAATAAAAATTTTAAAGCAAATTCTAATCCTTTAGGATAAGAAAAAGCCTCTACATTCATTATTAAAATATGAAACTCTGTTCCTGGCCTAAATATTGTATTTAATTTTTCCCTATATTTCGTGGATATATCGGATGTTTTCCAAAGAACTACTTTCTTTTCTATATGGTCTACCATGTGGGTAGGTATTTCATTATCATACCATGTCTTATAGACACCCTTAGGAGCAATTAAAAGAAGGCCATTTATAAGACCTTTATCATAAAGCATAGAAGCATTGTCTATTAATACTTTAGATTTTCCCGTACCCATTTCCATAAAATAGGCAAAGACTTCTTTATCCCAAGACATTTTTAATGCCTTAAGTTGATGGTCGTATGGCTTTGTTTTGAACTTGTAAAACATAGTTTGCTTTTCTTTCTATAAATAGTATATATATGATGAAAGAAAAAAGTCAATGAGTAAAGTATATTTAATTCAAGAAATACCGGGAACAACTAAAGGGGAACCCAAATATAATATTTTAGGCGCACAAAAATATGGCGAAATCGTGACCCTTTTACCTGAATTTTCCCAAATGATTTTATCTCCTGGTCCTTTAATTCAAAAACTTAGAACTCTTTTAAAGAACATTACCCGAGAAGACTATCTTTTATTATCAGGGGATCCAGCTATTATTGGTGTAACTTGTTCAGTGGTATCCGATTTAACCAATGGAAACTACAAGCTTTTAAAATGGGACCGTCAAGAAAAAACTTATTATCCCATAGAAGTAAATATTTTTCAAAAATAAGTTGACAACTTATTTTTTTGTATTTATATAAGGAGGTATAAGACTAAATTTAAATTAATAAACTAACATAGGAAAGAATATGAATATAGATCTAAGAAAAGATGCTCCGGCGCAAAGCGATATAATTAACCCGGAAGAGTTGTCTGTTGAAATAGAAAAATTACAATCTATTTACAAACACATAGAACAAAAAGAAAAAGAAATGAAAGAACTTAAAGAAGATGAAAAAGTTCAATCAGGAATAATTATTCCACAAATAATGGAACGTATGAATTTAAGTACATTAAAACTACGAGATGGTTCAGAAGTTTCCGTTAAACAAATTTATGGTGCTTCAATTAAAGCTGATAAAAAAGTTGAAGCAATCAACTGGCTTCGAGATAACGGTATGGGTGATATTGTGAAGAATGAAATCACAGTGACATTCGGCCGTGACGAAGATAACAAGGCGCAGCAATACGCTGTCCTTGCAAGAGGGCAGGGATATGAGCCGCAACAAAAAGTTGCTGTTCACCCTGCAACTCTCCGATTAGTTTTGGAAGAGCGCAATAAAAGTAAACAAAATATTCCAGAAGAATATTTTCATACCTTTGAAGGCGCGCAAACAAAACTAAAAGGGAAAAAATAGACTACTAAACCAATAAACCAATAGGAGGATATGTGAATAGTATAGTCGAAAAAAGAAACAGTGGTTCTCTCGCTGTCGTTAATCTAAGAGAAGACTCTAGAAAAGGAGCTGAAGAAATAAAACAAGAAGATGTGTCAACACCTCTCTTAAAAATTCTTCATCAACTTTCTCCTGAGTGTAATGAAAGAGATCCAAAATATGTGAATGGATCTAAACCAGGAATGATCTACGCAAGCTCACTTGGCAAACTGATAGATGGTGAAAATGAGGGTATCAATATTGTGATAGCCCATGCTCAAACCAGATTTCCAGAATGGCAAGAGAGAGGTGATAGTGCTTCTGCCCCAGTGGCAACGCATGTAAATATTCCAGAAGATGCCGTAGAAGAACGGAATGGTAGATATAGATTACCTAATGGTAACTATGTAGAAAAAACTGCATACTTTTATGTTATCGTTGTAATGGGTGATGAATATAGACCAGCGGTTATTCCTATGAGGTCATCAAATCTTTCTCCAGCAAGAGAATTAAATAATTTGATTACCAATTTAAGAGTGACGGATGCTAAGGGAACGTTCCAACCAGCTACTTACTCAGCTATGTTCAACTTAAAAACAGTTGGCAAAACTGCGGGAAGTAAAAGTTGGCATGTGTACAAACCATCTAAGATTAAAATGTTAGATACATCAAATCAAAAAGATGCAGATTTGTATAGAGCAGGCTCTGAGTTACAAAAAACTGTAGCAAAGGGAAATGCTAAGCCTAAGTACGAGAAACGTCAGTCAACTGAAGGGATTGTATAATTCTCAGAGATGAGGATACTTGCAAGAGGGGCGCTGAAGCGAGAGTAGAGGCGCCCTGCTAATCTTTATGAAAGAATTTATAAAATATTTCACAGGGTTAAAGCGTAATTACGGCTATTGTAATGTTGACAAAGGATACACAGATGAAGCAGGAAAAATTAGATTTGATCCCCAAGACTATGGATGGGCCAAACGTTCAATTACAGATAAAGATTATGAAGATCATTTAAATGGAAAAAAATCAATAGGCATACAACCGTGCGATGATGAAGGCTTAGCTATCTTTGGAGCCATAGATATTGATCCCAAAAATTATACTCATTTTACTCCACAAAAATATTTAAAAATAATAGAAGAAAAACAACTTCCAGTCATCCCAGTTAAGTCTAAAAGTGGAGGACTACATTTGTACATATTTACAAAAGAAAGAATTAAAGCGAGTGAGATTAGAGAATTTTTAGAAAAATTATTATTTGTTTTTGGTCTTCCAGCAAAGACTGAAATCTATCCTAAACAAACATCATTAGAAACTACCGAAGGTAAAAGATCATCAGGTAATTTTATTAATATACCATACTATAATAAAAATGACCGAGTAGCAGTAGATACTACTAACAATGAAATTACATTCGACACTTTCATGAAAGCAATAGAATTAAATGCTCAAACGTCAGAGACTCTTAA